AATTACACTCTCAAGCAACTTCAAGACCGAGTATCATCTATGATCAAAGAACAGGGGGAGGATGCAGAGTGTGCCGCGTGGATTTATACCAAGAATGATTGTCATCTAAAGGATGAAAATGGTGAGTTTGATTATGATAATGTTGTAGAAGATCCTGCACTGATTGCACGTATCTTTGATGATGTTGGGCAAATAGATTACATCTATCAGGTGATTCAAGAGAGTGTAGATGAAGTCGTAGAGGAGCAACTTGTGCAGTACCAACAAGAATTAGTGGAGGCAGAATGACTATAAATCGTGATGAATTGCAAGAGCAACTTATTCAGTGGGACTTGAGTCAAATGACGCTAGATGATTTGCAAAAATATTTTGTGGACATGCAAAATGCCGAATTGAATAGTCTGTCTGATGATGAATTGATTGACGAGGTAAATCAATATAACCCTAGTTTGCTGCAAAAGTAAAGAGAAATAAACCAGTTGGGGAACTGTCCACTTTTCGTGGATTTCCCCGCCTCTGCCTGTATTATTAAAGAGTCAAAAGAAAACCACTCCATGACAACAATCACTCAATCCAAAACAGAATATCTCACCGAATGTTTTCTTGAGGTTGTCAGCAATCGATGGAAAGTTAATGCAATTGAATCTGGACATAGTTCATACTCTAAGTTAGAATATAGTGTAGGCAAAAAATATATCAAGGTGAATCAATTCAGGGTTCATGCTGATAACAGTTTTTCAAATAACGGTGTGTTCATGTTCATCGACAAAGAGTCTGGTGCATGTTACAAACCCGCATCATTCAAGGCACCTGCGAAAGGCATTCGGTTCTATATTGATTTCTTGACTGATCACCCTGAGATCGTAGATCCTTACGGTTCATTCCTTTATGTTCGTTGATTATCTTACTAACTAAATCATGATCACTATTCACAAACATGAATTGGAAATCCTCATCGAAGGTATTGAAGACACCCTGAAAGTTTTGTCTGACGTTGATTACACTTCAGACAACATTGACCCTCGTAGTGTGAAGAAAACTTCACCTTATGCAGTTGGTTACAGTCGAGAAAGTCTTAAACATATTCATGAAACACTAACACGAATGAAGATGGATGATCGCAACTAATGAAAACTTTTAACTCCGAATCTGAAAGACTTATGTTTGTCCAAACGCAAACAAGTAATCTCATTGAATTGCTCGAAGGTAATCCATTTCAAAAGTATATGACGGGGAAATTGTGGTCGGTATATTATGAACTAGACAGACAACTTATCAACTTGAGATATGCAGACAAGGTTCAATAATCATCCAGATGTAACTGCTAGAATCATCGGAAGTATTATGGTGATTGTGGCATACTTCATCATCCTTCATATAAATGTTACAGTTGGAGTTGCAATTACTCTTGTCGCTGATCTAATCTCCGTCCCATACTTTGTGAGAACAAAGTCTTTTGATGTGGTGATTATGATAGCATTTTTAACTTCAATTAGTTTATCAAAGTTATTCTCATGACACACGAAGAAATGTTAGAAATAGCGAAACTGCGGGAGATGGGTATTCCCGATAATGCAGAATTGATTGATGATGTATTTTATGTTTGGAAAACTAGGTATGGATTATATTCCACGATGACAAAAGAAGGTCGCCAAATGATGACTGGAGGGACTAAAGATGGTGTCACTGTTATGACACGTTGGCATCTTAAATGTGAACAAGAGGGCACACTACATCTATACACTAGAGTTGTGGGATCTTCCATCGTTGATGGTAAACTATGATTTTTTGCACATTTTGAGTGGCAGAAACGACCCAACGCTCATGCCAAATAAAAATGCAAGAAAACGCTTTCTTTATAGTCTGAAACTCCTTGCCCCGTCTAGTGGACAGTTGAGCAAACCGTCCACTTTTGATTGATCTGGGTTCGTTTGCCTTTATTATAAGGGAGTCAAAGAAAGTTTCCAAGATGTTCGCAGTTCAACCAACCTCCTTCGGCAATTTTGATGAGCGTGGGGCAGACTATACGCCTTCTATCGCTGGTGCTTATCGGATCGCTGCTATCCGTCAATCTGAGGGCGAAGGCGATCAAATGGTTTGGCGCCTCACCACGGGTCGCCCAATCCCTTGGGTTCGTGTTTATGAAGACGAGCAGGCATCTGCTGTGACGGAGCAAGAACTGGCACTACTTGCTTGATTTTTCTGCCTGATCCTGTATTGTAGAGACATGAACAAAATCAACGATCCTTGCACAATTGCTTTACAAACAGACGAGACACTTATGGCACTTCATAACCCCTACGTCGAGACATTAGTCGAGATGGGTTATGATCGTCAAGATTGCGAAGTTGGTGCTACTATGTTTCAAAAACATTCATTCCCATGTGTGATTCACGGTCGTCAATTTGACACCGAAGAGCAATACTATGATGAACTTCATGAATTCATCAGTGGAATGTGACAGTCCGGGAACTGTACCCAAAATCGGGTTAACCCCTTCACAGATCACCTCGGATCGACTACAATTGATTCAAGACAAACAAAGGTCAACCGCATGACATTCGTTCAAGGACTTCTCGCATCGGGTTACGTCTTCGACTCTGAAAACTTTGATGACTGTTACGTCAAGACAGATTCAGAAGGTTTGCTACATCTTTATCAGGGTGCAGAAGATGACGGAGAATGGAACTATGTAAAAATGGATGCAGACTTTAATGTCATCACCGAAAAAACTTTCACCCTTGATTGATTCAAACAAAATGTCAATGTTCAACAACATCAAAGAATTCTTCTCTGAGGATGAATGGAATGCGATCTCTTCTGCAATGAAAGATTATGCAGATTATGGAGAAGATGAAGCAAACGTCGCGGATTCGATTGATTCCAAAATCTCCAACCTCTACAAACTGATGGAGACTAAATGATACTCGTTGACATTGTTTTGACAATCTACATCATCGGCGGTGTTGCTGGGTGGATTGTTTGCATCAATGAATTTATCACTAAGTAAAAACCTTTCTCTTTTCTAAAATGATGACTATTAATCAAATCGATCAACTGAAGAATGCTTATGCAGAGATGATTGTAGAAGGAATGGATATGAATTCGTTGATTACTTTTGCGGTTGAAAGTATCGAACAGAATCTAAAAGATTATGACTTGAATGACATTAAAGAAGAGATTGTTGATTGTTATGGAGAAGAGGTTTTATCTGATATGTTAAAGAGTTAATTCTTTTCTTCTATTACATTCATTTCATTTCTAACATCATGCCAACTGATCTTCCAATTTACAAAAAGAAACTCCCACAAATCTGGTTGGAGGATGATAAATTTATTATCGAATCTGACTCGTTTCGTTATGTGATTGAAGATGATCTAAAACTGTTGTTTAAGTTATGTCGAAGATTCAAATCCGATGCAATTGAATCAACTTATGTCTAACTATTAAAGGAGTCATTTAACGAGGAACATTTCATGATCAGTACCAACACCACACGAAAAGATTGGGACGACTTTTGGATGAATGAAGACAAGAATAATGAGGAGGCATTATTTGAATCAACCGATGAAGATCGTTCAATTAGTAGTAACTATTTGAAGGATGTTATCAATGGTAATGCTACACTACTCAAACGCGAATCACCTCTTTCTGAATAACATGAACGACTCAACATTAGATCTGTTCGTTGACCACGACATTTTGATGAATCTTGAAGAACTTTCTGCGCGACATGAAGTCACCGTAGATTATTACATTATGGAGTTTTTAATTGATGAAGATGACACCAACAATGAGGAAGAATGAGAACTGGACGAATGATTATAATCAAGAACAGTTAGATGCGATTTACGAGTTAATCCGAAGTGATGAATTAAAGATATACTTGACTTTAGAGCAAAAGTTTTATAAAATAGACAAGTAAGATTTATTCTACTCACCCCCCAAACTGCCATGACTATTTCAACTCCCAAGACCAACAAAGTTACCCGTTATAGAGTTACGTTAGATTTTACAGTTGATACCACTAATTGTGTTGGTCCAAAAGAATGGAATTGGCATGAATTGTTAGAGTTAGAAAATGGGGAGAAAGTAAATGAACTTCATGTTGAAAACCTTGGTGATTATAAAACAAAGAAGAAACGCAAATGACTCAAATTGACTGTTACGATCAGGCACAAGACAATGTTATCATTACACCTGAAAAGTATCAAGAGTTTATCATAACTCCTGATCAACTTGTCCCTGATTCAATTGCATCATATTGTTTTAACTTGTTTAAGAGAGATCTTAATAAGTTACATCATAGAATCAAAAGACAAGGTAGACTTAAACCAAAACAAAGGATTCAATTAGTTGAATTAATTAAGTTGCCTGTATTACATTCACAACTTAAAGAACATGGTAGGTTTGCTACACCTATCTTCTTTAATACGCACTCTAGACATGCTACTAAACCCGAAGGGCATGTGATAGGTAATGGAAGAATGTTAGTCTCTTCTTGTTATGCACCTGACACATTATACGACTTCGTTCATTATACAAAAGATTATGGTGATCGAAGTGTTATTGAAAGAATGGTACATGAGTTAGGTAGTAGACAAGAAAGGAAAGATTATTCTCTTGTTAATTGTTTAGTCGATGAAGAGAATGATGTTTATTATACTAATACAATAGAGTTTTATTCTGATGGAAAGGAACATGTATGTGGAGAAGATGGAGGGAGTTGGTTAAAAGAAATTGAGGTACAGTTACAATCAGTTGGTGATCAAATCCTTGAGTTAGTATCAGTCATGCCTCGAACATCTGATGAGGAATATCGCCAGATACTAGATGCAATTATCTCTCTTCCTTATGACTTCAATTCAATCGTTTTAGACACTTAAAGTTGCTCCGTAGTTACTCCTAAGTTACTGGGAAGAGTATTTAAGAGAATTAAATTAAATGTATTAAAAAACATATATGCGTTGTTTATCTCTTTTCCACAATGCTGTTGAAAAGGGGTGATTATATGTGGAATAGTGTTGTAAAACCTGTGAATTAACTTGTGGAAAAATGTGCTGAGGACTAGTGATCTTAGCGCGCACGCTATCACAAACGCGCAAAAAAGGCAAGAACCCCCATAAGGAAAATGCCGAGATCCGCACATAAACACTGGGAGAATCTTATAAGAGTTGCCATAACATAGTGACAGATGTAAAATGACTCTGTGGAGTTTCATAAATGGTACTAAGTTGCTCAAATGCCTCAGAGTCCTTATCTGCTTACCATGGATGATGTTCAAAGTCAATACCTC